CGCCCATTCCTCTGCCCGGGGGTCGGGCTTGGCAGGGGAACGTTGCGCTTGCTGCGCTTGCTGCGTCTGTCGCGCTTGTTGCATTTGATGCGCCTGCTGCAAAGCCTGCGCCTGTTCAGTCATAGACCGCTGCTCGAACATCAGCGAGGTCAAACGCTCATGAGCCTCCGTTTCCGTGTCAATATCACCTTCTTCACGGGCCTTGCGGATGATCTGCTTTAAAGCAATCGTTTGGGTTTCAGACCGCGTTTTAGCTTCGGAAAGGCGACCGTTGTCGGTGTGAAGCAAGCGAGTTTCAAGCTCTTGTGCCTGCCGCTGCACCCCTTGGGCGTATTCCATTGCCGCCTGCTCGCGTCGTTCCGTCTCCCGGAGACGAGAAGTCAGCTTATCAATGCGCTTTTTGACGTTTTCGCTATAATCCTCTAGCTCGTCCGTTTTTTTGCGCTTTTGGGGGGATTCTGCTACGACCGTTGGAGATTGCAGTGCGGTAGGGCGGTTTGAAGAATCCGGTGGGGTTTCCTCCAGATTTATAGTAACCGCCTTCTCGTCATCCCCTAGCTTCAAATCCAGTGCTGTGTTTTCGGTTTCAATAGTCATATAGGCCTTACATGTGGAGGATGTCTTCTGGGTCGTTAACTACCGCCAGAATCTCATCGTCATTCAAAACACGGATTTCGCCACCATCGATATTCAGCCTTGACCCACCGTAACGGGCAAAAATAACCCAATCGCCTTCTTTGCACCAAGGACCGTTAGGGTATTTAGACTGATCGGCATAGGCTAAATCACCCATTTTCAGGACGTAGCCACAACTGGTAGTCAGCTGGTTAAGCTGCCGTGTTTGGTCCGAAAGGGCAATTCCACCCTTGCTTTTCTCCTTCCCCATGTAGGGGAGAACCGTTATCCGCCAACCTGTAGGTTGTGGGACACGACCCCGGACTTTTTCATGCAAAACCTTGGGGTCTAATACCCCCGAATCAGCATAACTATCGGCCAATTCCGGTTCTTTCTTTTCTTTCTCCTCTTTCCACTGTTTTTCCAAAGCGGTCAAGGTTACGGGCTCACTCATAGGGTTCCTTTAGGGTTAAAAATCTTCCTTGTTTTTGGAAAGCAAGTCCTTTACGGCTTGCTCGGCAAATCTAAGGCCCTCAAGTCTGCCTATCAGAAAGCGATACCTTTCCATATTGGAAACGGAACCGTTTAGTACAAGGCTTTCTGCGTCCTGTTGCAAGCGACGAATTTCTTTTAACAGAGCTTCTGAAAACTCGAGCATGGTTAATCCCATGTAACAGCAGACAGGTTAACGGCCCCGTCTGGTGGCCTTATCTTTGTTAGTTAGTACACACCAACTGGCAGCTTACCATCTTTTTTGTATGTTACGGAACCTCCTTTTTTACGAATAGCAAAAATTTGTTTACGGGTCGTAATCGATGTTCCTGTTTTGTCCGGAGGGCTGCTTATAAAGTTCTTACGCCCCTGCTCGTAAGCCTGATTACGACGCACCTCAATAGCACCCCCCGCCGCCATGCGTTTGTCGTCCCGTGATTTGTTCAAGGAAATAGCAATAGCCTGTTTGATTGCAGCGGTTTTGCTGGTTGGTCTGCTTGACCCAATTCGGCCTTTGTCTTTATACGTGCCGACAAGCTCCTTAATGTTGGAGCTAACTACTTTACGGCTACTGCCTGTTTTGAGTGGCATTTGGATTTCCTCTAAAAGCGGGTTGCGCCCGCAACATTGCGATTTTTTCTTGTGAAACAATTTTGGCTTGTTCTTCTTGCCCATCCATTGTAAGTTTTTGCTTTTCCAACGCTTCATCCGCCTTATTAGATGCTTCAGTAATCCCAAGTTCCTTCTCTTTCAACGAGACCAACGGGTCACTCTGGTCACCCTGCAACTTGGTCTGAAGTTCTTTAATATCCTGCATGTATTGAGCAATCTTCAGCGCAATCATGCCTTCTTTTTGTATTGAAGAAACCAAATCTTTGGGATCCTTCCCGTATTGCAAGAACAACTCTGCTTCGGTTTGCTCTTCTGCCTTTAACCGCATGTGTTCCAAAATGTGCTGTTGTAGGCTTACGGCCGCAGCCGGGTTAGCCTGCAACATTGGTGAAAGACCAAGCATCAGGTGCGCCACAGTGTGCGCGTCATGTTGTTGACCAGCAAACGCTTTCAACGGAGCCCCTTCCAGCACTTCGGAGTTTTCTGTTGCAGGGTCTTTCGGGTGTTGGACGTTTTGCGGTTTTAAAATTGCGTCAATATCACGCACATTCAACGCCGAATACATGCGGTGAAAAGCCTGATACATGTCATGCATCTGCGGCGCGCTTTGCGCCAGCTGTAACTGCGTCTGGGCCAAGGTCACGCGTTGCGCTGAAGAAAAGATATTCGGGTCAGCAACAGGCAACACCGCTATCATCTGGTCAAAATCTTTTTTCTTAACAGTCCTTGATGCTCCCGGCACGTCATACGGGTATTCGTCGGGCAAAAACTCCCCGAATCCCGCCGCTAACATTTTAAATTCTTGTTTTTGTGCGTAATGCAGACGTTTGTGAATTGAAGACATCACCATCGACCCACGTTCCATCAACGCAATGGTCGTCCCAACCGCCGCGTATTGGTTTCCATCGCCCACGGCCATGTCCGCCGTGTTCGCTAACCGCTGGCCTGCCTCTACACAGAACCCCAGCAGCTGAAACAACGTCTGGCTCGGCTCTTTGTAGGGTAACGGCAGCATTTGGCTCGTAAGTTCAGCACCGCCTGCGTCCATGTCCCGCCATTCGCCGGGTTGCAAGGGCACATCGTCGTTCATGATACGCGCGCCTTTGGCTTTAAACCCCGCAGGCAGGTTGGCCAGCGTGCCCGCATCAATCAATTGACGCAAAGCACTGGTTGCGGACCGCGAAAGGCCCCCAATCAGGTGAACAAAACCCAAGCCATACGCACCAAGGCCCTCAATCAACGTGTAATGAACAAAATATTGCTTACGACGCTTCTTAACGTCCTCCGGGTCCCAGTTTCTGCGCACAGAAACAACCCTGTTTTGACTTTCTTCAATGGTAATCACATACGGGAGCTTGATTCTCGTCATTTCACCCGAATCGTCAGTGTCTTCAAACCCCGGAAGGTCCCAATCCACCTGAAACTCAAGGAAAAACAGCTCTTCTGTCTCGCTGGAGGGCAAAATACCCGAAATCTTGTCGACGGTGTTGCCAATTTGGTCCGGAATAGCTGGTTGCGCGCTTGGTTTGAGGTCTAAATCAAGATATTCACCGCTGTATACGCGCCTGCGATAGTCATTCTCGCTCATTGCAATGCGGTGCGTAATACGGGAGCACTGGCTCATGACACTCGAGCCGCTGTATGGGATGTACAGGTCATCCGGCAACACCAACTTGCTCACCATCCGTTCAAGATGGTAGTCGTAATACACCTTCTTGAACACCGAACCGCCATACCCAAGGTAGAAAAGCGCTTGATCCATCTCCGGGGTGTATTCTTCCATTACCGTCGTGATCTGGTAATTCATGAAATCACGCACGCGCTCGGCTTGCTGCATCTTCTCAATAGTCTCTTTGCCCAGCACTTGTGTGCGGACAGGACCTTCAGCAGGCATCAGTTCCTTGTAAGCTTGAGACTGGAATTGCACAATCGCTTGCGAGAGCAGCGGATGTGCAACACCGGCAGCCCCTTTAAAAGGGCGGGTGCGCTCTTCATATTTAAAACCCAACAGATCAAGGCCCTTGGAATACTGCTGTTCCCACTCTCCGCGCGAGGTCTTGTCCGCATCAAACAACGTCGACAACTCCGAAGCAATGTGACTCAGCTCGCCTTCATCAACAATTTCCGCAAGGTTTGTTTCAAACGAGACCTCTTCTTCTTCCGAAAACCCTACCGTTGCCCCACCGTCGTCTTCCAAAATAACTTCAACGTCAGGCATGTCCTCACCCAGCAAGAGGGCGTTGCCCGACTCGACCTCATTTAATGCTTTATCAATAGGCATGTTCTGTCCTTGGCATATCTTTCAGAAGGCGGGCCGCGCTCACCGCGCCCCCTCTTTTAAACGGAAGCGGCGGGGGGGTCTTCAGCGCTTTCTGTAGTTCTTTCATCATAGGCGACAAATACCTAGGGCCTTCACTGATGTTAACCGGGTTAAGTTGTTTCGCAAAGTCATAGACCATGCTGTCGTAATTATCCGGAGCCGTATCCCCCGTTTTTGTTCCGTTGCCCTTGGTCTGGCTAATTGTCCTCTTAGTGGGGTCTTTAGCATTAATGACTTCCACCGTGGTCACCGGAACTCCACGCTTGTCTTGCAAGAAGTAGATTTCAGTGTCCCCGCTATCAAAGCTCTTACGACCCGTTCCGCTTGCTTGACCGCTCAAGGAACAGTTTGCGGCACCTCCTTTCAGACAATGGCCCACAGACGCTCCGTTTAACTTGAGCGCGGTTTCGTCATTGGCTTTAACCCAACGAAACCCATCCTCATATGTTTTTATTGGCTCAGACATTCCTCTGGAAAATACTTTGGGGTCTACACTTCTTCCAGCGCCTATGTCTTTTATAAGTTTGTCTATACCCGCTTTATACGCTTGATGTTTTGAGGACTCTTCTACCATTTGTGTAAAATTCATTCCCTTAATCTTTTCAGGGGGCAGCGTTCTCATGTAGTCGTTGAGGTGTTCAACCGACATAAAATTCAAAGCGCCGTAAGTGTTCGTTACATCGCTACCAATGTCCCATATGGGTTCGTTTCTGGTCATTGACTCAAGCATCTTTTTAGAAACGCCGTATTCCGGCTTGCTTGGCTCGGGTGTCTTTGCCAACGGATTCTTTGCTTGTTCTACTTGCTGACGAATCCGGCTAAGTTCTGGAGACGGTTCGTTAAGCTTTCTTTCCATGTCGGACAACGCGGCCCTTTTTGGATTTTCGGAACTAATATTCCATAGACTACTGGGTTCTTTTATATCCGGGCTTGCGGGGTTCAAGTACTGGTTTTTAAACATAGGAACCAACGCTTCTTGTTGCGTTTCCATTTGTTTGTTAATAAATTCCGCTGTTCTGGCTTTTTCCGCGTCTTCGGCTTGGTACTTACTCAGCGGCTTATTTGGTATGACTTGCCCATTATCATCAGTAAG